TGCCTTGGCGTATGCTGCACGATATGCCTGATCATGCTTTTCAGTAGCAACAGAAATACGAGGAACTTCCTCGCGGAAATCATCGTTTTTGCGCACAGAATAATCAAGCTCTTTGTCCATACGAGCTTCTGCAATCTGATGATCAGAATTACTTTCCTTGCTCATACGGGCTTCAATTATAGCTTTTGACTCTTCTTTATCCTTACGCTCGAAGTTTTTTTCAACAATCATCGGATCTTCTTCAGCATATGTGCCTTGATCCTTACGGGAATTCTCCAAGCCAACATTGTGATGAGAAGCAGTTTTAGTAACATCGCTTCCAGAAAACCAGGATTTGACCCACTTATTTAAGTTAAACATTTTAGAATCTTGTGCTCCATTTTCTTTGTTCCGAAGTAGAATCAAGTGGAATACCCTGCATCCCACGGAATACGACTCCGTCTGTCATTGAATTTACTCCCATTCTAACTAATAATCCTTGAGGGAGACGTTCAAACGTTTCATGCATACAGGCATACGCTGCACCTGCAAGGGCGTCAACAACATCGTCAGTTTTGACTAATCCATCTTTCTTGGCAAATACTCTATAGCCAGTGGGGGTGTAACGGCGCTGCAAATAAAGCATTTCATCTCGCAAAAGATCATGATTTGGTATTTGAATGCGTGATGCTGATGCTAAATCGTAAAGATTATCATATATAATAATTTTATATCTTTTAGTAAATCGAGTCATTTTTGCTGGAATGCTATGTTTGCGTAAATGGTCAATACTATGTTGTGAATTCCACTGGTCAAATGTAACCATTTCAAAATTAAATTTGCGACTCAGATTAATTATATAATTATCAACTTCTTCATTAAGAATAGGCTTACCATCTAATGGTTGCCAGTACTTAAGGTGGTCTACTACTACTTTGAAATCCGTTTTATGTGTCTCTGGATTTAAAAACATTTCTCTGTGACAAACACACAGTGCATAATTATGAGATGAAGTTGCTGGATCAAGATGACAGAAATAACTAAAACCACTTTCTCCATGGTCTTTCAGCTTCATGTTGTTATAAAAACACTTTTCAACCATATCTCTTGTAAAGAATGTCTGACCAGCAGTACCACTAAATTCCCCACCGAACTCCATCATGAATTCTTCTTCTGTCATGTTAGAGAACTTTTCACGAAGCAATTCTCTAGTCTGTGTTGGATTCACTATCCACGTTGGTAACTTACACATTACACGATGAGAAACTGATGAAGACTTACGATAAAGATCATAAAAAATTCCTTCCTTACCACGAGGAGAACTAATGCAAATAATTTTACCATCATAAATATCATTTACTACTTTGTTGCCATATGGATCAATAGAAGTTTCTTTACGAACATATGTCGCAGTTGCAGGGGCAAGCGTTCTATATATACTTTCACCACCACTACTGCCCGCCGTCTGCTTATACAGACCGATCTCGTCTAACAAAAGACAATAGCAAGAAATACCTGCCAATGAATCAGAGTTACTATGACCACATCGAATGATGACAGACCCTGGATTCTTAGAAAGACCACGAGCTTCCAGTTCTGCGTTTTTAATCTTATCAGCAGGAGTCAGAAGATGTATTTGATCAGAAAGAATACCTTCTGGTATAATTTTATCAGCAAAATAATTGCTATTAATAATTTTATCTTTTATTTCGTTAAATAAAACTTGCGCCTGTGTCGAACTATTTGCAACAGTCAAGATAGTAAAAGGAGCACCAGATCCCAAGTTATAAAGCTTGTATGGATCTCCATAAGGAGACTCAAGAAGCTTTGCTGCCTCATAACATGCCAATATTGAAACAATGAAATCTTTTCCACTCCTGCGCCCCCACACAAGCACGAGCTCACTCTTCATTTTTCCATTATCTTTTTTCATGAAGATATCACTTACTTCTTCATCTTCAAAATTGTTATTTTTACACAACTCTATTTCTTCATCTGTTAAATACAAATCTTCATTACCTATGCTGCCAGAATAAAATGCTTTTAACATTATTCTTTGCATAGGATATAGATCAATAGGAGTTGGCTTTTTAACAGGCAAACCTAAATAATGTTCTGATTCTACAAATTCAATTATACTTGGAGCATTTCCGGCATCTGTTGCAGTAATGACAACATTCCTGACAGCTTGTTTTAAGCTTTCAAGATCCAATACCAAATCATTCTTCTTTTTTGGCCTACCTGCTTTAGCCATTTTTTTTATAATTATTCCTGACTTAGCAAAATAAATCCAGCTTTCTTAAAGAGCAGCTTTGGATCTAGTACTTCACCAACGTAAATAACACAATCTGCGTCATTACATTCATCTAACTTGTTAGTTTCTTTTTCGACTTTCCACCAGAATATACTTGAATCATCTAACTTTAATATGATCTCAAATATTTTTAACTCGTCTTCTGATAAAGAAAGGGCGCCTACATGCGTTTGCCTGGAGACGCCCTTAGATGCAAATTGTAATACAAATGGTTTAGCGCGAGTTTTGCATATTTTACCGAAACAATCATTAACCTTAAGCGCTTTGTTTTTGGGGATAATTATATGGTATGTGTACTCCACACCATTTCTTTTAAACAAATTGGCTATTTTTCCTACTAGAGATAAAATAGCATTTTTAAGATTGCAAAGCATCTGCATTGGAAAGTGCTGGAACAACAGTACCATCTTGTCTGAGCACCGTAGCTCTCTTTAAGAAATCAATAAAGTTTGTACGCCATGTACGATGACCGCTGTGAGCCAAGGTTACGAATGGATCAAGCCAAACCTTATGACCAAGCTCTCTCCACTTTAGGCACGTCAATATATCTTCACTTATATAACGACCTCCAACAACACCAGTCTGGAAAACGTGCTTAAAAACCTTCGGGTCTTGACTGATAGTATAAGCTGGACAAGACTTCCAGAGAATATTGACAGCATTCTTACTTAATCGCAGGAAGCCAGTTGGAACAGAAGCTACTTCAATTAGTCCCTTTTCAGTCTTAACTTCACCCATAAGATTTACTGGATAGTCTTCAACTTCAGACTTCTTGGGATATATTCCAGCAACAAAATCAACTGGATGATTAAGTATTCTCAAAAACTGCTGTGGGTCCCAAGATATATCAGAATCAATATAGAATATGTCATCGTATTCATTTTCATACCCATATGCAAAAAGATCATTGCGAGCCTTTTCTACGAGAGCATCATAACATACGTAAATTGGATCTATGAGAATATTCTGCTGTGCACAAGCACGTTCAGTAAGAAGCATTGAGTGGTTATACCATGCATCAATGCGACCATCATATGCTGGAGTAGCTATCATTACACGACGCTGCTTTTTCAAAACTGCTGGTGCAGCCACCGATTTTTTATTGTTTTTCTTAGATATTTTCTTTGCCATAGTAATTACTATATCGGCAAAAAATGTTCACGAAAAAGCAATAATACAAACATAACCATTTCCTCCAGCACCGCCAGCGCCACTACTAAATCCAATACGCGCACCACCCCCACCGCCGCCGCCAGATCCGCGATAACCGTTTCCACCTGCACCAGCAGAAGAAGATGAGACACCATTACATCCTCCACCACCAGCACCACCCACACCCGGAGATAATTTTCCAGAAATTTGAAATGTTGAAGATGTGCCATTCCCCCCAGAAGAAGAACCTCCAGCAAGAACCACAGCACTTTTAGCATATCCTATAGGATTAATTGTACTAATAGTTGTAGAAGTTCCAGCAATAATATCAGTACCAGCAGCAGCAACTGTGCCTGTATTTGTATATCCCGCTCCACCTCCACCTCCATGCCAAGATGTACCGCTTTGTCTTGGAACAGCTATCGAATAGTTGGTTGGTTTTGTGCCAATACCACCCGCGCCGCCACCTGCACCATGCAAAACTCCATATTTATTAAAATATACACTGCCTACAGCAGAACTCGCAGCACCTCCGGTGGCGCCACCGGCAGTTCCAAGATTTCCACCAAGTGCGTATAACAAATATCCTGCTTTATTATTTACTTGAATGTAAGTTACTCCACCAGCAACACCAGTGTTTCCGTTTGTGTTGTCTGCAATAACTAGTTGACCACCAGAACCTCCAGCTCCAATAACAATATTTAATTGAGAACCTGGAATAATAACGTCGTCTAAAATATAACGAAGATAAATTAAAGATCCACCGCCGCCGCCGCCGCCGCCGCCAGCGTTTGCGGATGTTGCGCCTCGTCTACCACTACCACCACCACCGCCACCTCCAACAGCAAAAATCAATAATGAATTGGCATTCTTTGGAACGGAATAATAACCACTCGTATCAAATTCTTTAATATCTAAAAAAGTTGAAGAAGTTGCACTAGGAAAACCAAAAAATCCATTGTTCATAATATTCCTTATCTATAAACCATTATTGCTACAAAACCATTTCCGCCCACACCACCTGCACCTGCAGAACTTCCGTTTAGACTGGAACCTCCACCTCCACCTCCACCTCCGCGTATACCTGTACCGCCAGCGCCGCCAACACCAGACAAATTGCTTCCACCACCCGCACCACCTGAACCACACCAAAATAATAATCCAAATGGATTTGGTCGCTGAAAGCTGGCAGACTCACCTACCGCACCAGTAGCTGCACCTCCATTTAAAAAAGTATTACTACTACTGTATGGCGTTTGAAGACCAGATTGCGTATCACCGGATGACCCTGTCGCTAAAATTATACCACCACCAGCGTATGCAGTTGCTGTACCCATGCCACCACCACCACCTCCGCCTAAACAATTGCCAGGATCGCCATATTGCACACTGCTAGCAGCACTACTATTTGCGGACCCCCCCGAGTAATTTCGTGGGACATAAGATGCTCCTAAAACTGTTGATGTACTTAAGGTTGAAACTGCAATACTGTATGTGCCAAAATGAATAGGATCTGCTGCGCTAGTTCCGATGGATATAGCACCACCAGTACCGCCACCGCCACCCAACGCAGTAATAAATGTACCTGGCAATCCAGCGACAGAAATTGTTGTATTACCGCCCGCGCCACCAGTGCCACCAGTAGAAGATGCGCCACCAGGAGTTCCAGCAATGCCACCAGCACCAATAGCAATATAAAGAACGGTTCCGGGACCACCAAAATCGGAAGCAAGCATAAGATGGCTCACAGCGCCTCCACCTGCACCACCGCTGGGACCATATGCGGACACACCAGATGCGGTCTGCGATCCGGCACCACCACCACCACCGCCACCAATTACAAGAAATGCCAACATTTTGGCATCATTAGGAATGCAATAAACAGAACTGGTATCAAATGTAACTATATCTCCAGCAGTATCAGTTATCTTGGAAGGAAAATTATAAAACCCATTATTCATTATACAATCTCTGGAGAAGTACTATCTTCAAAAAAACGAATCTCAGCATTTGGATCGTATTTATAACCTGGTCCGCATCTTTCATCTTCATTTAATTGGATTAAACTTTCAATTGGATACGGAAACATATAAGCATTACCATCCCAAACTATTGCATTATCTACAGTATTTGTTTCAAGATTTACGATTGCCCATCTCATAATATATCTCCTTTATGAAAAGACTGCTTTTATTGCTACAAAACCATTTCCACCAACACCACCTGCACCAGCAGCAAATCCGTTAGCAGATCCACCACCACCACCTCCACCCGATCCTTTATATCCATTTCCACCGTTTGTTGCTGCTTGACTTGTTCCACTTGCACCGCCAGCACCACCAAATCCCGGTGAAAAAAGTCCAAATATTTGTTTACTACTATTTGCTGGTTGCACTCCGTTGTTTGCACCACCGCCTTGATATACTGCGGTGTTTTTTGCGTCATCTAAAGCAATCGTTTGTGGAATGGCTGTTGCTACTGAAATATTTATTGATCCACCAGAAGTGGGTGTTCCGGCAGTATGTCCACCGCCACCAGCTCCACCAGAATTGTTGATAGTAACAACAGTTGTGCTTGTACCAGATGCTTGTCCGTTTGATCCAAGACTAGGACTAGCTCCATAAATTTCGCTAAAATAACCATTACCACCTCCCCCAGATGTGCTCACTGTGCTGCCGCCGCCTGCTCCACTAACTTGATCATTAAAAAGGGAAATAAGTGATGCTCTTGCATTAGCATAGGTTTGTACAGTTTGTCCTCTACCCAAAGAATAAATTCTAGTACTACCTGCTTGACCCCCAGATCCACCGCTAGTACCGTCAGCCGATCCTGCGGAGCCTGCAGTTCCGCCAGCACCTATAACTATAAAAAGAGAAGAACCAATTCCACCGATTTCTTCTACACGAAAATACCACAATCCCGAGGCTCCACCGGCACCGCCAGCACCACCAAAACAGTTTCCGCTGGTTGGTCTTCTTCCACCACCTCCACCACCACCGCCACCAGATACTGCAAAAATATACAGCCCCTTAGTGCCTGGCATAATTTCATAGACACCACTACTGTCATATGTTCTTATTCCAAGCTGGTGTAAATTAGTTTGTTGCGGAAATGCAAAAAAACTAGGATTCACAGTAAGCCACTCTCCACAGTATTATGAACAGTTACGTTTACGCCATTGACAAGTTTTAATGAAGTTGTATTTCCTCCAGGAAGGACAAGACCAATTGCTTCGGGAAATTCAACACGAAGAGCAGCAGCAGTTGTGCTTACAGTATTTGCAGCTACTGCACGTTCAGCAATTAAAAAATCACTCGAACTTGCAGTAAGATATAGACTTAACTTACCTGCAGTATTTGTGCCTGTAACAGTAGAGTAAACACGTATAATTCTTTTTCCAAC